TTCGCCTCTTCGACCAGTGGGCGGGCGGAATCCACCAACGCATTTCCCACTCGGGCGTTCATGGATTCTTCCACTTGCCGCAGGGCCAGAGCCACACGCTTGAACTCCGGCCCCGCGACAATCCAGATGGTCTGACTACCAGACCTGGGCATCGCTTACGCCACGGCGCGAACGATACCGAGCCTCTGAGCGGGGAAGCTGACCTCGGTCTCGGAGAGGTCACCCACGTCACCGGCGAGCGGCTGGTACTCAAGGAGGATGCACGTTGCGCTGTACTCGGGGTTGTTGGGGCCGACCGCCGCAGAGGTCGGGCGCACCTTGACCACGAACTCCAGCTCCTGGTCCCACAGGGGGTACAGGACTGCGTCCACCGAACCGGAGGCGTAGTTCTGCTGGAAGTTGAGTTCGAACGAGTCGTCCTTAAGGCCGTGAGTACGCTCACGACCATCTCCACCGAAGTTGGTGGTGTCGATCTCATCCTTGGACAGGTTGACGGTCACCGAGGAGACGTGAGACGAGAAGTTCACGCCGTTGACCTCGATGAAGCAGTTACGAAGAACCAGCTTAGCCATGGTTCCACTCCTTCAATTTCTTATTGTTGGCGGCCTATTGACCTAGGCCGGTTCTACTGTCAAGAGGCGACGTGTTGTCAGCCTGCCCAGGCTGCACGCACGACAGCGACCGTTACAGCAGTTGCCGAATCCAGCGTTATCGTCGCGCGCCCGGTGCCGCTGTCATACTCTTTACGCATGGGAATCCACAGCTCACCGGTGGTGGCTGCAAGCGTAAGGGCCTGGGGGGGCATAGGCTTTCCGTATATCGTGTTCCCAGGAACAGTGACAGTGACGGTTTTCTGCGTACCGGTGTTCTTGTAGACGACGAACGTGTTCCGTCCGCTCCCGACCTCCGCTGTGTCAGAGGTGGTGGCAGTCTGCAACGCGAAGTTGGGTGCCGTACCCGCGTCTACAATGTTCTGAGTTGTAAGTGCAGTCATGACGCCTAACCTTTCAAGTTACGCCCAGTTGAGGCGAACGACAGCCACCGTGACGCCAGTAACGCCGCCCGTGCCGCTCACCGTGAGAGTGGCACGGCCCGTACCGTCGTCATACTCCTTACGCATCGGAATCCAGACTTCGCCCGTGTTCGCAGCTACCGTAATAGCCGGGTCGGGAGTCGGTTGCCCGTATGACGTGTTGCCGCCTACGGTAATCGTGACGGTCTTAACGTTCGTGTCAGTGTTCTTGTAGACAACGAACACGTTGCGCCCGTTGCCCACCTCGGCCGTGTCCGTAAGCGCCGCCGCACCGAAAGTAGGCTTGGTGCCAGCGTCCGCGATGTTCTGAGTTGACAGTGCAGCCATGGCACCTAACCCCTTTCCTTTAGCTCACCGTGAAAAGGTGAGCGCGAACCTGTTGTCCGGGAGGACATGCAAAGCCGATGCGGAGATATGTCGTATCAGAAGGCGAGTCATACTCCGCGTGCTGAGCAACCTGCGGATGCACACCAGTCCCAAGAGTGTGGGAAGTGTAGCTTGTCGGCGTACAGGAGTAGTGGGGCGTAATGAACGACGCGCCATTCTCCCGAGCATCTTCCGCCCAGCCGCCTGCGTACTTCATTGCAGTAGGCATCGCAAATGATGACCATGCGATACCGGTCTCATCGGCCGTTAGGGTCTGATGTGTCCATGTGATGGTAGGTGCAGACACCCTAACTCCCTTTCAGCTAGAAGCCGTCCGCGTGGACGGTTACCTTGATGATGGCGCCCACGTGCGGAATACGCGCCGTTGAGAACTCTCCGCCATACCCGCTCATGCCGGTAGGGAACGCATCCACGTCCTCTATCCCGAGAGTCGGGTTGTTGTAGAGCACTTCGCGAACACTGTTAGGTCCGGCACCCGCAAGAAAGCCGTCAAGCTCCTCTTGGGCGTTGGTCGTGTCAGAACGTCCGACAAGTATGAACACGTCAAACATCCACTTGTCGGTGCCGCGCGACAAAGCGACTTTCCAGTCCGCGCTAGTTGGCGTGATGACGGCCGCCGGTACCTGCACCACGTCCGTCACCCGCTCGTATACGCTCATCTCCGCGTCAACGCCATCAGCGATGGTCGTTGCCAGGGCTTCACGAATCTGCGTAAGACTGGCCACTAGCCAACCTCCACACGGTTCTTCACGTACGGCCCCAGTCTGTCGCGGTTAATCTTCATGTCTCGAACGCGAATCACGTTGCCGAACTGGTCGCTACCGGCAACGCCTAGGGGGGCGTCCTTCATCTGGAACTGCTCCGCCGCGATCGCGAACGTCGCCATCCGGACCGGATCGGGAACAACGGACCATCCCCACTGGGCAGTTACCTCAAGGCGGGCACGACGCCCGTATGTGACGTAGCGCCTGCACGGGAAACGCCGACTGGCCACAGCCCTTATCTCGCTGAACGGCCAATCGGGGAGCCCGTCAATGACTCCCCCGAACGGATACAGCTCGTAGTCCGAGGATGCCCATGTCGTGTCGAACATCCCGTTGCCCGTCTCGTCCGTCTTGACAACCAGACCAGTTATAGTGTGGAAGTCGTCAACGTCGCTCCATGTGGGATGCGTTGGGATGTAGGTTCGAGCGGTAGCGGTCGTCGTCTTGTTGAACTGACGACTGCACAGCAACTCAACCTGTCGGCTCGCGGAATAGATGGCGTTCGTCAGAAGATCGTCATACCGAACCTCGGCATCCTTGATCTTCAGATAATCCTTTATCTCCGCGAGGGTGACGTACGGATCTCCGATCGCCATCAGCGCCTCCTAGGTCAGTCGTCGTCCTTCTTGTCGGAAGCGGCCCTCTTTGTCGGAAGCGAGAGCGTACGGCGCTCGCCCGGTGCGGCAGTTGCCTGTTCCACGTCATAGTGAACCTGAATCGGCTCGAACATGGCGCCATGACCCTTAAGGATCTTATGGCCCTTGCGGACAACCGTCACGCCCTTACGGAGCGCCACACGCTCACCGTCAACATACACAATGGCGTTGGTGTTGCAGATGTACAGATCACTGACAGCCATGCGAAATCAACCCATCTCGGCAGAGACCGAGTACGTGAACGAAGGAGTGGTGCCACCGATCACCGAACGCGTCCGCAGGTACTGTACGGCCGGGAATGCGCCGCGTGACGTAGCCGTGGTGGTGAAGTTGCTCGGCGCCGTACCGATAGAGCCCGCACGATAGCCGTTGGCCCCAATCGTGCCAAGTTCGAACCATGTGGTCGCGTCATTTGACCCCTCGACAACTACTGTCATCGTGGGCGTCGTTCCCGACGCAGCAGTCACGGCCACGGTAACGGTAGCCACGGAGGCGGTCTTCGTGTCCAGGCTGGTGTGCGTAGTTGAGGTCGTCTCGGCGGCGGAAGCCTTTGTCTCCCCGAACGAACCGCGCCTGCGACCGGAGCTTGAGAAGTAACCCATCTCTCAGCATCCTTTCCGGGCGATTATTTTTCGCCCTATTGGGGTGGGGGGCGCAACACCAATGCCGCGCCCCCCATTAGGCTATTACGCCTTGATCTTCAGGCAGCGGAACGCCTCGTCAACCAGCACCTTGGAGCTGTTGCGCCACACGGCGAGCAAGCCACGCTGGCCGGAAGGCCGGTTGTTGGCCAGGGCGAACAGGTGAGGAACAAGCTCCACCTGCATGCCGACACGGTCCACGATCAGGAACTGCTGGAAGTCGCCCAGGAGAAGGATCTTGGTACCGCTAGTGGTAGCGAAAGACGCCATCTCGGAAGCCTCGTAAGCGGAGTATCCGATGAGCTGGGGGGGCGTACCGTCCCCGAAGCGCGCCCACATCTCCGGACCGTCAGTAGAGGCGAGCTGCCTCACGGCGTTGTACACAGACTTGTTGGCGAGGAACTTGGCGTTCCGACGGAACCTCGGGGGCAGTGCGTCATCCAGCTTGTAGACATCGCCAGCAGCGAAGGCCAGGGAGCCGTTCGTGTCAACCAGGCTACCAGCACCCAGTCCTGCGACAACGCCCTCGGGATAAACGGTCGTGCCAACGCCGTTCACGAACGCGTCAGCCTCTTCTGTCGCCTTGGCGTCCGCCAGAAGGCGGCCCATCTCGGCCCGCATCTGCGACCAGTCCTGGTCGATCTCGAACGAGAACGGAATGAAGCCGGTGACCCTGGTCGGGGTGACCTCGGGCTGCGCCAGCGTCGGCTCATTCGAGGCGACCTCGGCCGCTTCCGCCGAGCGGGAAACGGTGATCCCGGCGGTGCTAACGCCCTGCCAGGTCTTACCAACGATCTGCTCCACCCGAGCGATGGAGCGCAGCGGGTCCACGACGCCGTCTGAAGTCAGGATGACCGTGGGGTCAAGCTGATACGGAACCGCGAATCCACCGGTAGCGCCCGCGCCAACAGCGAGCGCGGCACGCTCTTCGCTGGTCAGGGTGTTGGTGGACAGCGTGAGCATGGCCTTACCAAACGCCCGGTCATAGACGGGCGAGCCGGTGGCCAGGACGCGACGGGCAAGAGTGCCATCCTTGTCGTCCACGTTGTCCAGGAGGCGGGCCACGGACTCCTGCGCAGCTTCGCGAGACTGCGACGCCGGGAAGCGGGCCGACTCGACAGCGCGCATGGCGTTGTCGCGGTACAGGCTGCCCAACTCGTCAACGGAGCGGGCCTGAGAGCGAATCTCGCCCAGGTCGAAAATGTTGGACGGGCGACGAACGCTGCGAGTGGAGGACGACGCGCGCCGCACGGGGCGGTCGTAGTTGTCC